CGGAACCGATCGGGGAGAAATTGAGGCCGGGATTTTTGGATGTCACGACCGCCGATGACCCCTGCACCCCTTTGGCGAGATCGTTGATCTGAACCGGGATCTGCTTCTTCTCGGCCATCTGCTTCTTTTCTTCTTCCGTCCAGATGCCGTCTTTTTCGGGGTCCAGCGGATAGGCCGCGTTCCAGTTCTTTTTCCTGTTATCCTCCCAGGTCTTGCGGTCCGGGTCGTCAATGAGATCACGCTTTAGGCGTTTATAGACCTCAACGACTTCCTCAGGCGTCCCAGCTTTCTTGATTTTGTCGATGTCGATGGCATTAGGCATTAAACTATCCATTTTCTTCGGTCTGCGGTGCTACTACATGAAGCGGCTCAACTCTGAATCCGAAATTTGCCGTGTGCTTCCCGCATGTCTCGCATGAATAAATCACGGATATAGTTTTGACCTCGGTATCTCCTATTTTCACAAAAACATTCCCCTCGCCGATCTTCATCTTTTTATGGCACTTCGGGCAAAAATTCATTGCTTCCCCTTCTTTTCTTTTACTTCCCCTGCTATCCACTTCCCCTTGTGTAGGGCCAGATGTATATATTTCCCACCCTTGAGCTTCTTCGTGATTACCTTCGCCCCGGCAGTAATGGCTCTATCGAATTCGACTGGCATCAGTGGATAATTCCTCCCTCTCCCACGTCCACGCCTTTGATCCTGCTCACCAGATTGGGATTCCGGGCGACCGGGAATGCCACCATGAAACGCTGAGCAAACAACATCGCATCCTCAGCGATAACACGGACCTTTACCGGCCCCATCTGTGGCTCCAAAAACGTCTCCATAATGGCGGCATTGATGGTCTCCATCTCCTTGTCCGTGAGGTCTGAGAGCCGATAACCCGGGACCTTGATGTAAACATAGCGGTCGAAATAGGGATTCATTTCCAGCGCCGAACACGGCTTGACCTTGTAGCCGACCTCCACGCCATCGACATGGACAACCTGTATCGCCTCCGGGTCCTTCTGCCGGTAGATTCCGCCCTGCAACAGGATGTCGCTGGTCTCGTTGGGATGCTCCACGTAATGACGCAGGTCCTCGCAGGCTTTTAACAGTCGCTTGTCGGGATGGAGGATTTCCTTGCCTTTAACGTGGCCTCGGTGATCTCTGAATTTGCTCATAACCCCACCCTAAAAACGATATCGTCGGTTTTCACGAAACACACCTCGTGCCCGTTTATTCGGAGGATGACCTGATTGGATTTCCGGAAATAAACCCGGTCTCCAAATTCCACGGGAGCGTATTCCTGGCGGACATCGGTTACTGTTCCGCTTACGGTCTCGCCGTCCACCTGCATCTCCTGGACTCTGATGTACCCGTTCAGGGGTTCAACCTGCCCTTCTTCTGCCGGAATCGTCAATTCGCCCATACCCCTTTCGCCTTCCTCTCCTTCTCCCGTTGCGCCCGCCATCCGGTCAGGGGTTCGGGGATTTTCTTCGGAGGCTCGCCGAGAAATATGCTTGCCTGAACCGTGAGTCCCGCCGCGATAACGCAGTCTGATCGTTTGCCCTCCTCGTGATCCAGCTTGCCGTTGTCCATCCGGATGAATGTACTGCACTCATCAATCAGGATCGCATCATAGAGCGTCCCCCGCATGTTGCGGAGCCACGCCTTGAGATCCCCGCACAGCTCGTGCTTGCTCTGATTGCTCTCGTGCCAGCCGTATTGCTTTGTCAGGCCCGACCCAACGGTATCCGGGACCATGCGCACGTACTGATTGGCCTTGAGCTTAATCAACTCCTTGACGGTCGTTTGCCCGGCTCCCGTAACCTCCGTGCAGGTCAGAGATTTTCCGGGGACGGCAACGACCTTTTCCGCCGGCTGAAAATCGCCGTAGAACTCACTCAGGAGGTCAACCTGCTCGGCCCACTCAACGGCATCGAGCCTGTTGGAGCGCAATCGGGCCACCATCTCATCAAAATGCCTGTCCATCGCATAGGCAACGCTTGACGACTCGCCCAGGCCCTCGGACACATCGTCCCCGATGCAATAACGCTTTGTCCAGTAGTGGTTATCCCATTTGTCGCTGCGGAAATAGGGGAACCTCCAAATTTCCAGGATGCCATTCTTGTCCTCAGTAAACTCGATTTCCTTGGTCTTGGGGTCTTTGCGCAGATAGCCCTTGATGCCGGGGCGGGTTTTATCGTGGCGAGCGAGTGTATTGCCGAAATAACCACCAGTAGCGGCTTCTATGGCTTCGGCTTCGCTTTCGGGGTACCTCTCTTTGATCTCCTGCTCATCCATGCCTTTGAGCCGCATGCGTTCTCGGAAATCATCTGGTCGCCGTGGGTCAGCGCGCCAGTTCAGGAATATCCTTTTGACGTTATTCTCTCCATTCATCGACGCCTTATAGAGATCCCGCGTCCACGGCCAGCCCGGTCCAGTTTTGAGGGAGTTGGAAATAATAATCACCCTACCTTTTGCGGCCTCTACGCCAGGAGCTGATGCGTTATAAATTTTTTTTATCAGTCTGTTTTTGCAGGTCTCATCGAGGATTAGGAGGTTGGGTGTTTTGGATTGGGCACCCATCTCTGTGGATGGTAGAGATTTAATCACGCTCAATGTGTGGCCGGTGATTTGCGTAAAATCATCGTTATAAACATTATGTTGGAATTCTACCGTCTGCTTGGTCTTGGTTATGATCGGCGGATAGAGCCATTCCGGGAGGCGATCTATGATGAAATAGGCTCTCTCCAGTAGCTCCTGCGACAAATCCTCGTTGACGGAAATATTGACGGTGAGGAATAGCGGATTGCGAATAGACTCCCAAACAGATAATGCGGAGGCAAACAGCCATGTGAACCCGATCTGTTGGGTTTTGAGTATTTCAATTACGTAATTCTCCAGGATGATCGGGATGACTCTACGTTGCTCGGGCCAGAGCTCTAATTTGATCGGGCGCTTGTTCTCCTTGTCCTCAATCCAGACATATTTATCGAGGAAATATTCAAACGATAGCCACACCTTCCGGCATTCCTCGATGCGCTCTTTCATGTAGTCGTGGGCTGTGTTCATTTACACACGATGTCTGAGAGTAGTAGTGCTCCGATAATTACGAGCGGCCAATGCGCCACGTACCACCAATGGCTGCCGTCCATTGATTTGGCGAGGAAAATAATGGCGACAACAAACAGAATTATCGCTATCGCTCCCTCCATCCCTTCCCCGCATCTCAACGTCTGATAACATGTGAAATGTAAACCAAAATAATCACCTGTTTCCGCGTCAATCCCCTTCCACAATCAGCACCTTACGCGTCTGTATCAACAAATTATTTTTTCACCTGTTTGTGGATAGCCGAGTTATCAACCGCTTTTTCGGGGTTATCCACAGGTTTTGACAGGTGCGCCGCTACTGCCGCCATAACGGAGCCGGATGCGCTATGCTCAACACCTATCTTCTCCCCGTATTTTTTGGGGAGAAGTTTTGAGAGCAACCATTTTCGTGAATCAACCCGGAGCCGCGAGCGATTGATGAATTCCGAATTTTGGACGCGCTTTGCTCCTTTGCCCGATTCGTCATCCGCTTCTATAAACATTTCATCCTCAGATGAATCGTCAGCAATGCTAAGTATTTCATCGGCCATCAGCTCCGCAGCGATCTCCTTCGCGCGCGCGTATCGTTTGTGAAAACCGTCGTCCGCCTGAATCCAATCAAAGAAGGTTGATGGCTCAATTTTCGCCTCAGCACACACCTTTCGCAGAGATTCACCATCGGCGATTCCCTGAAGGATTGCCTCCTCTATTTCAGGCGCTCTCTTTGAGGGCCTTCCGCGCTTATTTTTTTTGGGTTGATATTTTGCCATCCCCGCCTCCTCAACGGAACCTCTCTCTGGTATCGCAGTCCGCGCTACGCATATCCCCATCTCTCAATTGCGTCTGCGGTCGCCGGCGTCCTCGACGCGAGGATATTATTAACATGGGTTTTTGGGGGGGGTGCCTAATGGGCCTCTAATGGACCTCTAATGGGTATCTAACGGACCTCTAATGGACTATTGACACGATATTTTATTATCGATCCATTCCCTGATTTTTGGCTCGGTGGTCATGTACTCCCGGCCTATTTTCACGGCCGGGAATCCTTCGAACTGGATCATGCGGAGGGCTTTCTTCTTGCCCCAGTTCATACGGGAGCAAATTTCGCCAATTGTCGAGTATTCGTATTTTTCAATTTTCATACGCAGAACTCGCGGCGGGACGGATCGCAGTGCCGGCAGATGGGATCGTGGAGTTTATTCACTC